TATTTAGTTTTTCTACAGGTATCATAAACCTGTTTTTTAATAGAAAAATAATTAGCTATAAAGACAGCTAACTCTTTGGAGATAGCTTGACGAATAATTACATATTTATCTTTCTTAAACATCTTTTGCCATCTCTTTAGGGATAGCCGTGATGTTCCAATGGATAAATCTAAAGGGTGCTTTACCATGATCGACTGCGTATTCATGTTCTAAATATCCTGGAAATATAATTAGGGTTCCAGGTTTAGGTCTAAAATGAATCCATTCACTACCATGAAAGACACCTTTTAATTCTGGTTTCATTTTTAATTTAGTAGTTCGTGCACCTGTTCTTGGATCATGGAAAATAGGATAAGAAGTTTTTTCACTACATTTTAAAAAATAAAATCCTGATACATGCTGATTCCAATGGATATGCGCTGAATGATGGCCTCCACCTTTTTTAGAAAATTCCTGTACCCACATCTCAGAAAACATAGTTTGATATTGTTTCATATCATAGCCATGATGGTCTAAAAATTCCCAGGACTTGTGACCAACATAATTTCTTAAATCTATAAAATCATTATCTTTTATTAAAGGTGTTGAATGATAACTGGTTCCAAAGTCACCGTATTGTTTAACGTATTTTTTTTGAGTTTTTCTGGCTTCTTTAATATATTTGTCACTGGCTTTGTTCAAGGACTTAACAAATTCAGGTTTTTGTTCTGTCCATATAGGAGTTTTAAAATATTCGTTTATATACATTCATCACCGTTTGTGAAGTAATTAAAATTTATAACGTACCGTATTGGTTCTTTTTTAGAAGTAATGGCTCTGTGTAAAACGTCTGTGTCAAAAACCAACATTTTATTAGCATCAGCTTTTATAAATGTAGTTTTATTATTAATCTTTAATTCAGTTCCGCCATCACAATCGTTTAAATATAGAATAGCAGTTTTGCACTTGAAATCATAATCAGTATGCCATCCAGATGTTTTAAATAACGCACTGATAGACATATTAGCTCTAATCTGTATAGGTGCCTCTGCATGTAATTTTTTTAAAATAGGAATAATGTAGGGTTTGTAAAGTTCAGACTGCGGAGTCATGTAGTTATAAAAGCAATAGGTAAAATACATTTTATCAGTAGGAGTCATACGGTCCCTTCTTCTCCACGGAAAATCTTTATTCATAACTATGTTTTTAATCTTTTCGAAAAAATCTTTATCTAAAAATTTTTCATATGTTTGATATTTCATTTAAATGGATATCCTAAATGCCATGAGACAAGTGAATATCTTACTCCTCTAGTTATGGGTTTAACTCTGTGCCAAACAAATGATGGAAAAACAATGATACTTCCTTTAGATAATATTTCCGTTGCTTTTCTTAAATGTTTAGCTTCATCTCTTTGGGGTGGATCGTATTGTCTAAAATCAAATTCTAATTCTCCGCCTTTATATTCTGAACCATCGGTGAGCTGACAGGTCATAGATAGTTTTCTAATTTTTCCATGTGAAGGAGTTTTGGGTTGGTCATAAACTTTTTCCGAGCTATCACAGTGCCAATCGTAGTATTGATTAAGTTTATACTTTGTAAATTGGCATGATTCTGATCGATCCCATTCAAAATTCCACCCAGCTCTTCTGTTTGCTTCATGAACAAAAGGATGTATTTCTTTATAAATCCAAGCGTCATTAAGCCATACTACATCAGAATTTCTTTTATATTTTAAGTTTCTAACTTCTTCTTTGCTTAAAGGTTTTTTAGCTAAATTTCTATTTATCCCAAGCCCTCCTGTAATAGCCATCGTTTCTTTCTGAGCTAAAGCATATTTAATAACTTCATCACAGAATCGTGGTGTCAGTGCAGATTTAAAACACCAAAAATAACTAGATAAATTCATGGGTAATGGTTAGAATAAAGTTAAGTGAATCCTTTTGAGTGTTGGTGATACAATACATTTGCGTCGAGGGAAACATGATAAATTTATTATCCGTTAAGGGTATATCCCAAGTTCTTCCTGCTCTTCTATTATCATCATAGTATATTCTAACGCTGCAATCCTTAACCTTTACCCCATACAACAAGGTGTAGTCTGGAGAATTTCTTAAATTTACAGGATCGATATTGAGTAAAGGAACGGAAACTTCTTGAGGTTTATAAATACTTCCCCATGTTTTTTTATTCACTAAAGAAAATTCATACTCCACATTAATATGTTCTCTTAGATAGGTACTGAGTTTATCCCATTCCCTTGAATAAGGAAATTCTTCATTATTGATTTGTGATTTTAAAAGGTCTAGTTGAAGTTTATTACGGTCTATTTCAAAACCTTTTGGCATCTCAACATCACCGTAATAGAGTCCTATTTCTGATAATACTTTCTTTTCCATGTCCACCAGCTATGGTTTACAGTATTTTTTTTAAATTGTCTATGAAGCTATTGCTCTGTTTTATCCCAGGATTGATTTGATTCATTCCACTCATAATGATGAGTTTCTGATTCTGCACCTAAATCTGGAGCATCACCTATCGGTGAGTGCCATGAGGCATCTGAAGTATCTTTAACCCATGAAGCATAGGGTTTTTTAGGCCAAAATATGTTATTATCCTCATCCCAAGTATGACCTATCCCTGCATAGTTTCCTCTGAATGCTTTAGAATTATCGCCGGAATTATGTTTATTTTGGAGTGTATTATAAGATGTTTGAATCCACATTGGGGCAGGCCAATTATTGTGTAATTGTAAATATTGTTGTCCTACAGTTTCATCTTCAACGCCATCAGCGTTCAGCATATCTGAATTATTCAAAACTGATACTGAAATAACTTTTCCGTTCAAACCTATTTTTGCAAAATGTGCCATAATTTTATTGAAATTTGTATCTTATTATTACTACTCCTGAGCCACCTGCTCCGCCACCGCCTCCACTGAAAGAACTTCCACCTGAACCACCCCTATTTGCTGTACCAGCTGCTGCGGACTGACCTGGATTTTTAGCCTGTCCTGCTCCGCCTCCGCCTGGAGTTCCTGCTGCTCCTGGGTGACCTGCTCCACCAGAGCCACCTGAATATTCTACATCAGATGCGTTAATTGAGGTATTAACATGCGCTCCTCCTGTTCCTCCTGAACTCCCTTGACTTGCACCAGCTGCTCCGCCTGCTCCGCCTCCTCCACCACTTGAATTATCTCCCGCTGATGCACACGCTGCGTTTGGACCTCCATTTTGTCCTTGAGGGGGAGTTGTTGGAGGGGTATTTCCTGCTCCTCCTGCGTCTCCCGTTCTTCCACCTCCGGTTCCTCCACCTGAACCACCAGTTCCACCTACGATAGCAGGAGATGAGGGATACATAGCTCCACCCAAACCACCACCTGTTGATGTAATAGATGAAAAACTTGAATCTGCACCTTTTGAACCTACACTAGATGATGAGCTTGGACCTCCTCCTCCCACTACAATACTATAAGGAGATGCTGACACTGTAATTGCAGTTCCACCTGGATTACCATCTAAAGGAGAAGCGGTATAAGAGTCTACTGGACTTTTATATTCTCTAAACCCGCCGGCTCCACCAGGACCTCCTGCATTAACATTAGGAACACTGCCGCCTCCGCCTCCACCTGCGACCACCAAATAGGATACTACATTATTAGCAGCATCGCCAATTTCGGAAACACAAAATGTTCCGTTTCCTGTGAATGTATGAATTTTGTAATCACCAGAAGTTGCTCCTGCACAAGGAGTACCACCTGTCGCTGTAAGAAAATTTTCTGAACCAGTTGGGCTTGCTGTTACTGATTGTTGAGTTGCTAACCACCCTTGAGTTGCGTCTGCATAGACTAAAAGTATTGACTCCCCTTCAACTTCTAAAGTGGGATCAGCGGCACTGGCACCGCCAATGTTCTCTGAACCATTGGGTGCTATAGTGCACGCATTTGTTTGAAAAGTTCCAGCATAATCTTTAATACCTACAATATCTCCCACACTTGCCGCTGGTAAATTTACTGTTACCCCGCCACCTGTCGTATTAACAAAATAACCTTTACCACTCTCTGCTGTTACAGTAGAGGTGTGAATACTTGTATCCCAATCAACGGTTCCTTCTCTGCCGGCTGCCACAGCAGCGACAACGCCCGATGCTCGATAGGGATTATTTCCGGTAGGACCGCTCATAAATTTTTATCTCCTATAACGTTTGATCTAAATAACTAATAACAACATCAACATTTCCTGCACTACCTAATTGAGCTGAAAGTACATCAGTTGCTTCTAGCACAATCCTTGTTGTGTGTTCAAAAGTTGCATTAGCAGCTAACGCTTGATCAGAATAAATTTCATAATCACTAGCTCCAGCGTCATCTCGAATATAAAGATCGAAAGTTTCTGCAGCGCCGGCCGTTTCGCAAATCGATATATTAAGTATCGTGTAAGTGTGCCCAGATGCTGCCGCTAGCAAATCATTTTCAGAATTTGTAACTCCTGCTACCAGCTTTACTTTCATTACTTCACTTGCCATATTTTCCTCCTATTAAAATCCCATTACTAATACTTTACCTGTACTTGAAATATAAGGTGTCATCGCTGGATTAGCAGCAATAGTGACTGTATCGGTAGCTGCGGCTGTTGTTGTTATCCCATTGCCTGCCGCTATCGTTGCAGTATTTCCATCTGAAATGGTTTGACTAGATCCAGATGTTCCAGCTAAAGTAAAACTCGTCATTGTTCCAATACCAACATCAATAATATTTGGATTGGTACCATCATCGGCTGCTGCATATAAAATTTTGTAACCTTTCTCAGTACTTGACCATGTAACACTGTTGCCTGATCCAGTAACATATTTAAATTGAACAGTGTAAGCACCTGATGTGCTATTTTTAATTATATAAAAAGTTTGAACGTCCAGAGGGATAGTTACAATTTTATTTCCTGTAATTGCTTGAGCAGATACTGCTCCTAAAATAATAACTCTGTGGGCAAGAGTTGCTCCTGCTGTTCCATCATTTACAGATAATGTAGTTGTATTGGCTCCTGCACCAGCAGCGTTAAGTGTCTGAACAATGTAGCCACCGGAAATCTGTTCCATGATATTCCAGTTTGTGTTAGTGAGAGTCCCCCACGTACCAGCCTTCTCGCCGGTAGTCATGAGTTGAACGCCTAAAGCTGTATAATTTGAAGCCATATTTTCTCCTTAAACCACCTATATATCTATTGTATATGAAGTTGAAGCCGTTATGTCAACAGAAGTATAGGACGTGGACCCAGTAATCGTGTCACTTGTCCTATCTATCTCCTAAATTACGGTGATGGTGATTTAACTGGGATACGAACTGTACCATCAGTGTAATCGTCTCGTCTTCGTCTGCCAAGTTGCATTCCTGCAAATTTTTGTATTTCGGTTTTATACTTGTTTTCGTAGAGTGTTAACATATCCATAGGACCTTTTAAATATCCAAAAGCCTCTGTTAAGCAGACATATAAAAGGCCATTAGGAAAGTATCTGCTGATATAAGTCCCAGAGGTATTATCCACTAGACTCGTAGGTTGTGCATTATAATATATTCTATAATAGTAATTCGTATCAGGCGTAGGGGCCAGAAGAAGCTTTCCTGAAGTAGATGAAGTTAATCCTGTGGCTCCTCCATACATTGCATAATATTTTGGTTGGCCGGTAACGTCTTGTCCAGTAAGACCTCCTGAAGGTCCTGTTAATTTTGCTACGTATTCCCCTAAATAAGTTTGATCTTTTTTCTGTAAAAAAACTGAATTACCCGTCGTCAAGGACGTGGAATCAAATACTTCAACCGCTCTAACAAAGAGACATCCTGCTGGAACATCTTCAGTATTATCGTCCGCTGTAAAATTTCCAGTAGCCGATTTTCTATCGGAATCCATAGGAAGGTCATATAAAATTCTTGATTCTGCGTTTCCTATAAATCTGCCTAGAATAGCACCAGTTAATACATTTGAATCTACTTCAGTATAAAGTCTAATGTCAGCTTCTAATGCTGAGAGTGTATATGCAGCCATAATTATTTAACAGCCTCCTGACAATTTGGACAGCCTTTTATAAATCTGCTGTGTGTAGCACAATGTTTTGGTTTAGGCGTTGGCTTCTCTATTTTTTCTCCTACATTTTCTGGGAGTGTAGTAGAAGTTAGTCCAAATAATTTTTTAATAAATTTAAACATTATGATCTATCGTTTACGGGTCCACCAAAAACAAAGAACCCTCCTCCTGTTGCTATACTAGTCGCAGCGTTGGCTAAAGTAAAACTAAAACTATCGCTTACAGGTAACGTTGATGGTACTCCGGCATAAGGGATAGTACTGTCAATTTTAGTTATGATATATGATCCATAAATTTTGGCGCCCGCCGTATGAGCTACTGCTGTTGTTGAAGCCGGAGTTTCTCCATAAGAAGGAGCCGCAGTTCCTCGAGTACACCCTGTTAAAGTATGCGTGCTTCGGCCAGTATATTGAATTGTTTCACTTGTAATTTTTCCGTATTGTAAAGAAGCTGAATCTTTATTTGTTGCTTCAATGACAATATATCCTGATGTAGGGAACTCTGAGCCATCGGTTAATACAATAGAAGTAGCTGTTGCAGTAATAGTTGTGGCTAAAGTTGTATTTAATTCAAAAGTGGAAATGGCCACCCCTCCTACAGGATCTTTAACTTGATAAAATCTCACAGCATCATTGGTAGATCGCTGGTGTCTATTTTGTTTTACAATAACTGTCGTCCCTACTTCTGTAGTAAAAGGATTATCATTTAGAACAGCAGGCGTAGAAAAAGCGGTTCTTGCGGGTCTTGCTCTTTGTAAAGCTTGAGGATCCGCACTTGTTGGTTTAGGTTGTAACTGAGGTTGTTTAGGTTCAAATTCTGAAAAATGAACCCACGCGCCATTCCATTCCCTTACCATTTCCAGATAAGGAAAGGCTAATCCAGATCTATCTGAAATAGCGAGTGCATGTTTACCTGAAGCAAATGTAGTCATAATTAAGCGTTAGGATAATAAACCTTAGGTGCAATATAAGTACTTGTAATATCAGCGTCCTCTTTTATGGCTCTAGCCAGTTCATCCTCATAATAAAGTTTTAATTCTTGTGATCTTTGGGGTGCATTTTTCTGTGATAAATAAAATGATAATCCCGCTGTCATGCATGGAGCAAATCGGTAAGGGACATTTGTTGCATTCTGGTAAGCTCCAGCGTCTTGTATTCTTCTTACATAATATAAATTTAATTTATTTCCATCTGCTGCGGAGCCAGGAGTTAGATATAAAGTTATAGTTGTTCGATCAATAAATCTTTGAATAAAAAAAGAAGTTGGGGTTCCTTTTGCAGTCTTGTTAGAATAGCCTTGATACTGAGATCGACTCACTTCAGTCATTGGGGAATCAATACTCGTAGAAGTAATTCTATAATTACATTCTAATATATTATCCATTCCAGTAGCATGTTGGGTAACAGCATCACCACTTGAATGAGTAGCCGCAGTCGTTCCATTAGATCCACGAACTCCTCCAGTAAGATTCGCCGCGCCTGTTGCTGCAGATTTTCCTGTATATCTAATCGTTTCAGATCCTACCGTAATCGTTCCTCCTCCTTGATCAGCGCCAGGCATATCTGTAACTTCTGTTAAAGGAATATCTGTAACAGATGCATTAATTCCTGCAGATAAAGTCGTTGTTAATCCGTTGGAAGCTCCATCAGATGGAGATCTATACGATGTATAGACGTTCGTTCCATCTACTAAAGTAAAACCTTGATTAGCTATTTCCCAATAATGAAGTCCTCTATTACTCCATTCAGAAAATAAAAGATTTAATGATCGTTTGGCTGTTTTTAATTGATAACCGGAAACATTTATAATTCCGATACGTTCATAAGATTCTTCTACAATTTCCTCAATTGGAAGAGTTTTGTCAAAAGTGTATGAGTGAGAAGTAGTGTTAGCCATGTAACCCTACCCGTCATATTGTACGGAGACTCCGACTACAGCAGTTCCATCGTAAGCGAAATAAGCTCCATCGGCAAATAGAATTCCGTTGTCCGGAATATAAGGAGCAATTGCTTCTCCACTATCTACATCTAAGATGAGTCTGTTAGGGCCAGTAGTTGCAGAAGAGTTTTTAAAATAAAGACGTCCTGCTCCACCACCGGCTACTCCGTTCATTCCTCTTATTCGAGTTCTACCAGCAAATACAGTTCCTGTAGTCGCTCCACCTGTAACTCCTGCTGAAATATCAGTTGTGATTGATCCACTCGCCGTAATACTTGTA